ATATATTTATTTGCCATGTTAATTCATAAATAAACTAAAGGCTTCGTACTCGTCCGTTAGTTGTTGTTGATAAGTAGTGTTAAGTTTTTGTACGATCGAGCCGACGTTATCGGCTAACCCTTGAACATTCATCGTATCAAACTCGGGTCCAATAATGGATGCAATCACCTCAGAAATTTTAGCCATTATCTTCTGCCTCCTGGATGAATATCTAATCTAAAAGTTCCCATACGCCAGGTTTGTCCTGTACTAATATTGCCGACCTTAATCGCAATTTGTCGTGCTCGAGATCGAGTAAACAGTTGAGTTGTAGTGGTCGTCGCCGTATGATTGGTTGCGACCGCAGTGCTACTTGGAAAAGCTTTAGTACTTAAAGTAATTCTTGAGTCTCCCGTTTGAGCTCCATAGTCTGGAATAATTCTAGAGATTCTCATCATAAATTCTCCTTCGCCTTGTTCTCCTTCAGGACCTCCAATATCATAGTCTCCTGATTCTACATAACCGGCAATGGCATTCGTTGTTCCACTGGCAAAAACTTCATCGGTTCCAGTTTCTTGAGCCCAGTAATAACTCCCTCCATCAGAAATTCCAACTACGGTTGGAAAAGTAGGAGCCACTGCACTTTTAAATTCAGTCGCATAAGGTTTACTAAAAACACCTTCGATTGTCCATGTTGAACGAGCGAGGGACGAAGTATACCAGATGGGTTCAGCAGCTGTAGATTCAAGATAGTTATAAGTCACCGATCGATCCACATAATCAGAACCACTACTTGGATAAAACCAAGTGATCTCTCCAAAGAGAGCATTCACAGCTACATGAATTTGTTGATTGGCATTCGTATTAATATCTTCGAAAACATAATCTTCAACCAGACAAGGCATGAGTTGTACCCGTCCTCCATCAAATTTATAGAATCCTGTAGGTCCCATCCAATAGGCAATCCCATTAACTTCAGCCGCCGAGTGCTGGCTCGACATTCCACAGTTGGTTCCTACTTGATTAAAACCAAAAGTAAAAGGAGGTCCAATAAATTTCATGGTATACATGGCTGTATCGGACCAGATATAGACAGCTGTTTTTCCGACAATAGCTCCCATCAGTTTCGAACCATCTGTTAGTCTTTGACTACCCGCGGTATTGGTTGCGGTAGGAGTCCAAGTTGTAATACTTTCTTGATTAGACCATCTTACAAACATGTCATCTTGACTAGCTGCGGTTTGAAGAGTGGTTTCAGTTCCAACACAAATCAAATGTCGATCCGGAGTCGAGAGAACCATGTCTCTGGAAGCGGTTGGAACTTCTGATCCAGTTACTAAAACTGCTCTAACATCTAAGTTAGGGATTGAAGGTTCCCATTGAAAAATTTTTTTATTATGAATGAGTGCTAATAAATTTTCCCCATAATTAATAAGTCTCCATTGAGCTGGTTCGATAATAATATTAGAAGAAGAACTCGCACTCCCCCAACCTACATAGTTAGTAGCATCGTAAGTTGTGGTTCCGTCCGAATGAGCAGCGGTTGAGGTTCCATTGGTTCCTCGAGTAATTCCATTTAAAGTATTGCTGGTAATTCCTGTGTAGGTAATTAATTCTGAGTCAACCAGGATAGTTCCTGAAGAAGAAAAATTTGTGGTGCTAGTTAAAACAATATCGGTTCCAGATCCTCCTGTCCCATAAGTGTCATTAAGTAACGCGCCATTCAAAGTCGTTTGAATAAGAGGAAGCGTTTGACCACTGTAAGTATTCGTACCCCAGCCATATCCATAAGTTTGAATAATGGGTCCAATCACATAATAAAAATCTATCGTAACCGTTCCCGAAGGCCCTGCACTTGAGCCAGCATTACTGCCCATAGTGATTTCCATGGTTGTAGCACTGGGAACATCGGTTACTTCAAAAAGGATATCATCAAAATCAGATGCACTAAACCCTCCAGGCACAGAAGTGGCAGCCGAACATAAAATAATATCTCCTGTTTGAGCCTCATGAGCCGTGCTAGTAGTCAAAGTAACTGTCTTCGAACCACTCACTGTTGTAAAGGTCGCACCCGTTTGTTGACGAGCAGTATCCAGAGGAGTGATATCGTAGAACGCTCCTTCAAAATAAATATAAAGAATTTTATTGGTTCCGATAGCAGCATACTTGTTACCTGCTAAGTCAACCCAGGTATGTTGATCACGTCCAGCTCCGATCAAAGTATCATCAACCAGTTGTTCCCAACCTCCTATTTTTTCAGGAAAGCTATAACGAAAGCGAGAATAATCGGCGTTAACCCATTTCCCTTCGGCTCCGGTATCAGAAGATTGTTTGTCTAATCCAGGTTTAAGTCTGATTTTGTGTAACATAGAAAAATCCGTTTCTATTACAAATATACTAGATTTTGGTGGAGATCAACTATCTTTGAGGGATGCCCAGCAGTGGACGTTTATCATACAGATTAGTCTTGGCAAAAGGACCATTGGCATGGTTATAATGTAGAAACACCTGAGAACAAACGTTGCCTTGAAATGGTTCGCGCCAGTGTTCTAACTCGCACCCTGCGTAAATTAACATATCACCTACTTTTAAATCGATTCGCACTCCGTTGGGAGCTCCGGGTTTATGGATATTTTCATATTCATCAATGACAAAGTTAGCTCCTGATGGATCTAGAAAGATCGGCCAGAGATCTCCTCCTAGATGCAAGGTCGTAGAGATCTCACAGCTGGGTCGGTCTTTGTGTCGTTTTAAAATATTTCCTTTTTCATAGAGTCGGGTGTACGAGTACGTTGGAACTAAATCCATTCCTGTTTTTGCTTTCATAATAGGACGCATATACTGAAGCAACGTTTCCATTACCCAATCAGAATATTTAGAATAGCATCCAGGTACCTGTTTGTCTTCGCGTGTTCCAACGCAAGGACTATAGGGATTTATTTTTTGATGCTTCACCATATAATCCACTGCATCTCGTTGCAGCATCATATAATTAAAAATAAAATTAGCGAGCTCTTTAGAAAGCGCTCCTCGAATTATCTGATATCTTTTCTTTTTAAACATAATGTTGTTGTACCGTTGGAAAATGAGGGGGTGTCACTTGATCAATGTCCCCATTCTTATCTCTCCTTATATGAAGTTTCTCGTGGTTAGGTAAATGAAACAGGGCTCGAATCTCATCGTCCGTCTTAAGAACTCGTCCTTCTAGAGGAAATTGATCCGCATGAAAATTAGTAATGACCGCAGGCACAATTGGAATATTTAATTCTTTAGCCACTACCATACGATTATTACCGACAATAATTTTTATTTTATTTCCCCAATTCTTGCTACTGTACCAGCAATAAACAGGATCTCTAAACCCATACTTGGCCATTGAAGCGGTCAAAAGGTCCCGGAAGGTTTGCTCTTGACCATTCATAAATTCAGTGCGCTCTAAATAAATAATCTTTTCTCTGGGTACTTCTGCATAAATAGTTTGAATCATTTTTTTATTTGAATAAAATTAAAAGAAACCGAAACACGCCAGCCCTTTTCTCCTTTTTCTTTGGATTCATTTATCTCTACCCCGTGAGGTAGCCATGCTGGAAACATAATCATCTCTCCTTCAATCGCTGGATAGATTACCACACGCCATAAAGCTCTGGGTAGTTCATTCAATCGTCGAGGTAACATAATATTGGGTCCGGGTCTTGGGTCCTCAACAAATAAACGTCCTGAGTTTTGAGGAACTTTCACATAGTAAACACCTGACCATTGAGAGTTAGGATGCATATGTTGTTTGTTATAAGACCCTGGATAGTTAATGTTTGACCACATATTTCCTAAACCGGGCTTCGGTTCCATGCCGTAGTCCTTAAAAATTTCATCTTGCATCGTAAAGAGTTCATCAACCAAAGGTTTATATTCTTTTTTAAAATTCATATCAGTGGGACTATGCCAACCTCCCCCAGCATTGGTTTTAGTTTCAGTCTTATCTTTTTTACTCCAGGCTTTAATAAGGGGATATAAATACTTATTTAATTTCTTGGGCTCCTTCACCATTTTAAAATAGATAGGAGTGGGGAATAAAATTTCTCTCTTCATTTGAATGGAGGTCCACAAAACCATTGAACTAAAGATCGTCTTACTCCTCTTTTAACTTTAGTAACACGGTGACGAATCAAACTACAAAAGAAAATCGCTTGACCTTGCATAAGTTGAGGGGGTTTATTTCCTGGCGTCATAAATTCCAAGTCCCCTCCTTCAAATTCAGATTGATTCGAAAGCAAAATGGTCATTGATATTTTTCTAACGGGAGGCTCATGTGTACCACTAACATCAGCATCCATATGCCAGTCATAGAATCCTCCTTTAGGATATTCGGTGAATTGTGCTGGCTCGCCAAGCGCCATACCCTCATAACCAAAATGATTGCCATTAACTTGAAGCATACTTCGTTCAATTATTTTATACATGTCAGGGAGTGCCGGGAAAGGAATCCAGCTGATGGTTGTAACGCGTTTCTTTGCATCATAGCCCCCCTCCGTTCCTTTATGTTGCATTCCTACCCTAGCTTGTTCACTTTTTTGCTGATGGCCCATGTCAATAATATTTTGACATTGTTCCGGAGTAAAAATCGGGGATGTAGTATTAGCGAGTAATGATTTCCATATAGGTTCAAACATCATAGTCCAAAAATATCCTTATCTTGTTCATTACATTTTAATTCTAAATTTAAAGAGATTCTTCTTTGAGGGCTAGAAGTAACCGGTAAATGATTTAAAAATCCAGGAAAAATTAAAAGGTCAAAATCTTTAGGCTCCACATACCAAGACTCGGTGTCCGTCTTAAACTTAATTCCATAATCCTTTACGGTTTGCAAATAGATAACTGAGTTTATATTAGAGGTACGACTGTGGTTATGCCACCTATCTTTCAGAGGATCCTTCAAGCCTGTAAAATAACACCAAACTCTTAACGGAGAGTCTTTAATCGTAAAAC